TATGAGCATGAGTTAAAGATGGCAGAGTATTGGAAAGATGCCTTCTATAAAAAAGATGTTATCAAAGGGTGTGGCTATACATTCAGCGAGATACCTAACGACACAGATGGTCAAGAGTTTGTTGACACTATGAAGAAGTACTTCAATAAGAAGTCATACAAGATGAGAGTACGAGGACAACACGTTAAGCCTGAATTAAGAGGAACAGGTGTTACAAGTCATGGTCAAAACATAGATGAGTCAACACACTTGAGAATATATATAGACGTTAAATAGAAAGGGAGAATAACAATGGCTACAATAAATTTAACTGAGGGAACTGAGATAAGAGAAGAACCACACGTGGTAAAACTTAATCAAGTACGTATTGATATACAATTACTGTATGGTAATAAAGACTTTGAAGAATATAAACCACTACTACTTAGAGTACTTAAAAATATAGATGAAATATTGGAGGAGATATAATATGACTAAAAAAACAAAAGAAATAAATAAGATATTAAACTTAACTAAACATCAAGCAAAGCAAATACTAGAGATACTAGAAACATTAAGACGTATCAATGCACAGACAGATGAGAAGTGTCCTATAGACTACAATCTAATATGTGAGTTAGAGAGCATGGAACATCAGCTTTCTAACATAGTAAATGCTACAGTTAAGTGTGAACATGGTCACTATAATAGATGGGAGGGTAGCTATGCCTATATACAATAAGGAAGGAGAGATACAAGATTGGTGTTGGTACGATATATTTTGGGATGTTGAAAAGAAACGATTCTTTGCACCTAGATGGTGGGTAAGACATCTGACAGAACAGTCTGAAGATTGGGAATTACCTTGGTTCATTCAAAGTAGAATATATTGGTTAGATGACTATCTAGCTTGGATAAAAACACCTAGAGGTGTGACTTTAAAACACATAAAACCGTATAAGAAAAAATATATTCTTAGACGTACTTATGATGTAGAAGATTTCGATGCTGATGGTATAGGAGATATCATGTATACAGAATATGATTATAGAGAGTTTCATTCTTTAGAAAATATGCTACACCATTTAAAGAAAGATGTTAGGTATGAAAATGAAATGAAGCCTAAATTAGATACAGTAGAAGAATTTTCCCAAGAGTTTGGATTTGAAATTTATGAAAGGTTATACTAATGCAAATAAAAAACTTAGTGAGTGACTATTATTTATCCTATGATTTCAAACACTTACGAGAAGAAACTAAGAAACAATATCAATACTTTCTTGGTGTAATGTTATCTACAGAAATAGAGGGTAAGCCTTTATCCAAATCTGATGCAACAAAGCTACCTACTAAACATTCTAAGCTTGCATATAATATGTGGTGTGAGAAGGGTATACACATGGCTAATCATATAATGTCAGTTACAAGGGTAATATTTAATCATGGTGTACGAGAGGAGTTGTGCATTATTAATCCGTTTACTTGTGTTCGTAAGAGAACAGTAGAGAGGAGAAAAACAGTTTGGACTAAGGAAGATGTACAAATGTTTTTAGATACTGCTTACAAAGATTTTAGCACACGTAATCTAGGATTAATTGGGCATATGGCATACTCTTGGTGTCAAAGATTGGGTGATATGCGTTTGTTAGAGTGGACAGCTATAGATTTTGACAATCAAACTGTACATATAGAGCAGTCTAAACGTAAGGCAGATGTATATTTACCCATTGAGGATGATTTATTCGCCATGTTAAGGCAACAAGAGAATGATTTTGGCTTTCAAAAGTATGTAGCACCTCGACCTAAAGCTATAAAGGGTGAGTATAGACCATATACACTAACTAAGTTGCCTATTTTTGCACGTAAACTTATGAAAGATGCAGGTTTATCTGATGAACTACGATTATCTGACCTAAGAAGAACAGGAACTACAGAAATGGTGGATGCAGGGGTGGGAATAGGGCAGATTATGGCTGTGACAGGTCATTCTAACCCTAGTAGTGTTAAACCTTACATGAAAAACACACTAACAAGTGCTAATTTTGCATTGACACAACGAAAAAACCATGGTAAAAGCATTTTAACTGCCGACAAGGAAAGTGTATAACAAATGAACAGCATATATAATATCGTAAATGACATGGACATACCAAATGGAACTACAAAAAGAATTAATTGTCCTAATTGTGGTGGTTTTAAGACCTTTACTATCACAAACAACATGGGTAGTCTTGTGTGGAACTGCTACAAAGCTTCATGCAATGCTAAGGGTGGCAATCGTGTTCACTTATCCGTTGACGATATTAGAAGTAGCTTCATAGGTGTTAAAGAATTTGCTGAGGAATCTTTTGTTCTACCTGAATATGTAGTTCCGTACATAGGTAAAAGTTACTATGGCATAGATAATAAGCATCTTATGTATGATGTTAAAGAAGATAGAATAGTATTCCCTGTTGTCCATAATGGTATCACACATGATGCTACAGGTAGGTCTGTAAAGAATAGAATACCTAAATGGAAACGATATGGGAAAAGCACCTTGCCTTATGTTTTTGGCTATGGTAAGGTGGCTGTAGTTGTTGAGGATTGTGTGAGTGCAACACTAGTAGGTAACGATGTATTAGTTGGGGTAGCTGTGTTAGGTACATCACTTTCTGAGTCGCATAAGAAATACCTTGCACAATTCTCAACAGCAATTATTGCACTAGACCCTGATGCATTACCTAAGACTTTATCATTTGCTAAAGAACTTAGGGGTTACGTAGACACAGTTAAGGTATTGAAATTAAAGGATGATTTGAAGTATATGAACGAAGAAGATATGGACAGACTAAAATGTATTATATAAAATGGGATAATAAAAAATCTGATGATGATATGTGTCCAAAGTGTTATGAGAAAAATATGAAGAGATTAGGAAAACGCAGGAGACTTTGTAGGTCTTGCAATACAAAATTTTTAAAACCCAACAAACCAAGGAGAGAATGATGGAATTATCACTAGTACGAAGCCTGATGGACAAGGAGTTCTATGAGGAACATAGAGGTGCTAAATGTCCTGACAGATTATTTAGTAAAGATGTAAGAAAGATTAAACAGGCTATAGACGATGCAATGGAAAGGTATAGCAGGTCTGTTACACCTGATGAGATAGAAGCTTTATTTATCTCAAGCAATCCAACGTTTACTACAGCACAAAAGACTGCCTATAGTAGTCTGTTTAATATAATAAAGAGAGAGCAACCAATGGGTAGTGACATAGCACAAGAGGTGTTATCTAAACTATTTCAACAGGTTATAGGTGAGGACATCGCCAATCTAGGTTTTGACTATGTTAATGGTGACAGGTCTACACTAGAGCCACTAAGAAGTTTACTAGAAAAGTATGGAGATGATTTTACTCCTAACCTTAATATAGAATGGGATGATATTGATTTGGAAACACTACTAGCAAAGAATGATTTAGAAGCACGTTGGGCATTTAATATACCCACACTCACTAGAGTTATTGATGGTATCAATGCAGGACACTTAATTGAGATAGGTGCTAGACCTAATACAGGTAAGACATCCTTTCATGCTAGTTTGATTGCTAGTCCAAATGGATTTGCACATCAGGGTGCAAACTGTATCATTCTCTGTAATGAGGAATCTGCACACAGAGTTGGTGCTAGGTACTTGACGGCAGCCACAGGCATGACAATGCAGGATATTAGAAAGAACCCTAGTAAAGCTAGAGACTTGTATGCACCTGTCAAAGAAAGGATAAAGATTAAGGATGCCACAGGTAGGGATATGGCATGGGTTGAGAGTGTCTGTAAGGCATACAAACCTGATGTGGTACTCTTGGACATGGGAGACAAGTTTGCTAGGACAGCAGGGTTTGCTAGGGCAGATGAATCACTAAAAGCTAATGCCATATATGCTAGACAGATTGCCAAACAACATGAGTGTGCCATGTTTTATATGTCACAGTTAAGTGCAGATGCTGAGGGTAGGATAGACCTTAATCAATCTATGATGGAAGGTAGTCGAACAGGTAAGGCAGCCGAAGCTGACCTTATGATTCTCATAGCTAAGAACCCTACTACAAATGTTGCAGGTCAAGATGAAGATACAGAGAGACATATTAATGTAGTAAAGAACAAGTTGACAGGATGGCATGGTCGTGTAAAATGTAATCTTGAATATAAGACAGCGAGGTATGTAGTATGAGATTGATATTAGACGTAGAGAATACAGTTACGAATAGAGATGGGAAGATGCACTTAGACCCATTTGAAGAAAGCAATACATTAGTTATGGTAGGTCTACTTACAACAAGTGGCGAAGAAACTATAGTTACGTTTGACCACAGTGAGAGTGAGCCAACACCTGATGGACACAGTATTGTTCAACAGGCATTGGATGATGCCACTATACTAATAGGACACAACATAGCCTATGATTTAGTTTGGTTATGGGAATCAGGATTTAAATATGATGGCACTGTGTTTGACACTATGTTAGGTGAGTATGTTCTACAGAGAGGTCTGAAGAAACCCCTATCACTTGAAGCCTGTGCAGAACGATATGAGTTAGATACTAAGAAACAAGACACACTAAAGGAATACTTTAAGAAGGGTTATACTACTAGAGATATACCCCATGGTGAGTTGAGTGATTATCTTAGTGCAGACTTACATGCCACTAAAGAATTATCTGATAAGATATACTACAGGTTAAACACTAAGGAAGATGCAGGTTTGATGAGTACAGTATTACTTACTAATGATGTAGCCTGTTGTCTTGCTAGAATATACACAAGGGGATTTGCAGTAGATGTTGATGCACTCGATGGTGTTAGGACAGAGTTTGAGAAGGAAAAGCTTGAGTTACAAAAGGCATTACAGGAACATGTGAGGAATCTTATGGGTGATACTCGTATCAATCTCAATAGTCCTGAACAGCTATCGTGGGTCATCTATGGTAGAAAGATAATAGATAAGACGGATTGGGCAAATTCTATTGACCCTTATATGTCAGACACAGAGTTTAGACGTTTAGTAAGCAGGGGTACAGAAATAGTGTATAAGACCCATGCAGTACATTGTACTGATTGTAATGGTACAGGTCACATTACTAAAACTAAAAAAGATGGTCAGCCATTTGCTAATCCTAGTAGGTGCAAGACTTGTGACAATGATGGCTATATATTTAAAAAGCGAAATGAGATTGCAGGTTTAAAGTTCAAACCACCTAGTCCAAAGTGGGCAAGTGCTAATGGTTTCTCTACTTCCAAGCAAAACTTAGAGATACTAGAACGTGCTTCACGTGCTAAGGATATGACAAGTGGTGTAGACTTTCTATCAAAGGTTAGAAGACTTAGTGCAGTAGATACATACCTGTCATCTTTTGTTGAGGGTATAGCTACACACGTTAAGAAAGATAAGAAGCTTCATGTTAGATTGTTACAACATAGAACATCTACAGGAAGATTTAGTGGTGCAGACCCTAATATGCAGAACATGCCTAGAGGTGGCACGTTTCCTGTTAAGAGAGTATTTGTATCACGTTGGAGTGGTGGTAAGGTTCTTGAAGCTGATTTTGCACAGCTAGAGTTCAGGACTGCTGCATATTTATCACAAGATGGAGTTGCTATTGAAGAAGTTGCTACAGGGTTCGATGTTCACTCATATACATCTAAAGTTATTACAGATGCAGGTCAACAGACTTCTCGCCAAGATGCGAAAGCACACACATTTGCACCACTCTACGGAGCAACAGGCTTTGGTAGAAGTAAAGCAGAAGCTGAGTACTACAAGCATTTCACAGAAAAGTATCAAGGAATCAAAGCTTGGCACTCCAGATTGGCTACAGAAGCTTTAAATACTTTGACTATCAAGACACCATCAGGCAGGGAGTTTTCCTTTCCTAGTGTTGTACGAAAACGACATGGCAATGTATCTTACTTTACACAGATAAAGAACTATCCTGTTCAGTCTTTTGCTACAGCAGATATAGTTCCTATAGCACTACTCTATATTGATAAACTGCTTGATAATATGAAGAGTTGTGTGGTAAATACAGTACACGACAGTATAGTAATTGATGTACATCCTGATGAGGAGAGAGCAGTCTTGGAAGTCATTAATACTACTAACAGAGAATTACCTAGGTTAATAAATACTAAATGGCAAATAGATTTTAATGTACCACTACTATTAGAATCTAAAATAGGTGATAATTGGCTTGACACTAAAGACGTTAGCTGATATAACTATGAGAATCTAAACATAAAGGAGACTA